GAAGTCCCTCCTAAAATAGCTGAGCAGTCAGCGTCTATTACATTACTTACACCACCTCCAATTGCGTTATAAAGCTCACCATTACATATTTCATTTGAACTCCCACCGCCTATAGTACCATAATTACCGCAGACATCATTTTGGTATCCGCCTCCTATAAATCCATAAGATGAGCCAATATAATTTGTATAACCTGATGCAATTCCTGAACAAACAGCAAAAATTCCGGAAATACAATTTGATCTACCGCCTCCTATAAATCCATAACCTGCAACATTTATACAATTTAGATAACCTCCTCCTATGGTTGCTAAACTAGTTCCAGAAGCAACTGAGTTTTCTCTACCACCTCCAATAATTGAGCAGGCACCAGCGACAGTATTAGTTGTTCCACCTGCTATTGATGATAAAGTACCTGAGTTTGTATGGGAAGCTCCTACAGTTAATTTAGAATCTACTGTTAAAGTTGTACCATCAAATGTTAAATTAGCTTCACCATTGATAGTTGAACTATCTACTGATGTTATTACCCTGTTATTACCAGTATTTGTATAGCTTGTAATACCTGCATTTGGTCCTGTAGGGCCAGTAGGACCAGTTGGTCCAGTTGGTCCTGTTCCTCCTGTAGGGCCAGTTCCACCAGTTCCACCAGTACTCCCTTGTGGTCCATTAGGTCCATTAGGTCCTGTAGGGCCAGTTGTTCCTGTTGTTCCTTGAGAACCTGTAGGGCCAGTTGGTCCATTAGGTCCATTAGGTCCTGTTGGTCCAGTAGGTCCAGTTGGACCTGTTCCACCAGTTGGTCCGGTTCCTCCAGTTGCTCCTTGAGAACCTGTTGGTCCTGTTGGTCCTCCTGGTCCTGTTGGACCTGTAGGTCCGGTTGTTCCAGTTGTACCTTGTGAGCCTGTTGGTCCTGTTGGACCGGTTCCTCCTGTATTACCAGTAGTTCCTGTGGTCCCTTGAGATCCAGTTGGTCCTCCTGGTCCTGTTGGTCCGGTTCCTCCTGTAGGACCAGTTGGTCCTGTAGGGCCAGTTCCACCAGTTCCACCAGTAGTACCTTGAACTCCGTTTGGTCCTGTTGGTCCATTAGGTCCTGTTGGTCCTGTTGGTCCTGTACCGCCTGTTGCTCCTTGAGATCCAGTTGAACCTGTATTTCCTGTTGTACCGGTAGCTCCTTGTGATCCGGTTGGTCCGTTAGGTCCTGTTGGTCCTCCTGGTCCTGTTGGACCTGTAGGTCCGGTTGTTCCAGTTGTACCCTGTGAACCAGTTGGTCCTGTTGGTCCTCCTGGTCCTGTTGGTCCTGTATTTCCTGTTGTACCTGTAGTTCCCTGAACTCCGTTTGGACCAGTAGGTCCAGTAGGGCCAGTTGGTCCTGTAGACCCTGTTGATCCTGTTGTTCCTTGAACTCCATTAGGTCCTGTTGGACCTGTACCTCCTGTTGCTCCTTGAGATCCAGTAGGGCCAGTAGGTCCATTAGGTCCTGTTGGACCAGTTGGTCCAGTAGGTCCAGTAGGTCCATTAGGTCCTTGAGAACCAGTTGGTCCAGTATTACCTGTTGTACCAGTTGTACCTTGGGAACCTGTTGGTCCGGTTGGACCATTAGGACCAGTTGGTCCAGTTCCTCCTGTTGCTCCTTGACTCCCTGTCGGTCCTGTCGGGCCTGTACCACCTGTTGCTCCTTGACTACCTGTAGAGCCTGTTGGTCCGTTAGGTCCTGTTGGTCCTGTCGGTCCTGTTGGTCCTGTATTTCCTGTTGTACCTGTAGTACCTTGACTACCAGTTGGTCCTGTTGGCCTGTACCCCCTGTTGCTCCTTGACGACCAGTAGGGCCTGTTGGTCCGTTAGGTCCTGTTGGTCCGGTACCGCCTGTCGATCCTTGAGATCCGGTTGGGCCAGTTGGTCCGTTAGGTCCTGTACTTCCTGTTGATCCAGTTGTTCCTTGAACTCCGTTTGGACCAGTAGGTCCAGTTGGTCCGGTATTTCCTGTATTTCCTGTTGTACCAGTAGTACCTTGACTACCTGTTGGTCCAGTCGGACCAGTTGGTCCTGTTGATCCAGTTGATCCTGTTGTACCTTGAGATCCTGTTGGACCGGTTGGTCCTGTATTACCTGTATCTCCTTTATCTCCTGTTCTAGCAAAAGTTATAATAACTTCTTCATTACTAGAAAATGGGTTATTTTCACTAGAATCTATACCCGATACTGAAATAGTAAAAAAGGTATCTGTTTCAGCTAAGCTGGATATTGTAAAGATTATAAATTGTCCTGCATCTAATTTATTAGATATTTTAACATGACCTTTTATTGTAGAAGAAGAATCATCAATAGTTCTCATGAAAGACTGAATGTCATTACCATCGTCGTCTTGATCATCAATTCTTATAGTTGTAGATGCGCTTTGGTTACCAGAGTTATTTAATCCAAAGTTTGCTTGACCTGGGTCACCAGTTGTGGAACTGTTGAAACTATATGCGAATGTTGCTCCTCCAAAATTACCGTCTGGTCCTGTAGGTCCGGTTGGTCCAGTTGGGCCATTAGGTCCATTAGGTCCTGTTGGTCCAGTAGGTCCGGTACCGCCTGTCGATCCTTGACTTCCTGTAGGTCCGGTTGGTCCAGTTGGTCCTGTATTTCCAGTAGTTCCTGTTGTACCTTGTGATCCTGTAGGTCCTGTTGGTCCGGTTCCTCCTGTAGGTCCAGTTGGTCCAGTAGTCCCTGTTGTACCTTGTACTCCATTAGGGCCTGTTGGTCCGTTCGGTCCTGTTGGACCTGTACCTCCTGTTGCTCCTTGTACTCCATTAGGTCCTGTTGGACCTGTCGGTCCAGTTGAACCGGTTGAACCGGTTGATCCTTGTGATCCAGTAGGTCCTGTTGGTCCGTTAGGTCCTGTTGGACCTGTGCTTCCTGTTGTTCCTGTTGTACCCTGTACTCCGTTAGGTCCAGTTGGTCCTGTTGGTCCAGTAGGGCCTGTAGAACCGGTAGATCCTTGTGATCCAGTAGGACCTGTTGGGCCAGTACTACCTGTTGTACCGGTAGCACCCTGTACTCCGTTAGGGCCTGTATTACCAGTAGTTCCTGTGGTCCCTTGAGATCCAGTAGGTCCTGTTGGTCCGTTAGGTCCTGTTGGGCCTGTGCTTCCTGTTGTACCTACAGCTCCTTGACTACCAGTAGGGCCAGTTGGACCTGTAGGTCCGGTTCCTCCTGTAGGTCCTTGAGAACCTGTCGATCCTGTATTACCTGTTGTACCAGTTGTTCCTTGTGATCCAGTAGTACCAGTTGATCCTTGTACTCCATTAGGTCCAGTTGGACCGGTTGGGCCTGTTGGTCCAGTAGATCCTGTTGTTCCTTGTACTCCATTAGGTCCAGTTGGTCCTGTTGGTCCTGTTGGGCCGTTAGGTCCTGTTGGTCCAGTTCCTCCTGTAGGTCCTTGAGAACCTGTCGATCCTGTATTTCCAGTAGTACCTGTTGTACCTTGAGAACCAGTTGGACCAGTTGGTCCTGTTGGTCCGGTAGAACCTGTACTCCCTGTTGTTCCTTGAACTCCATTAGGTCCTGTTGGACCTGTACCTCCTGTTGCTCCTTGAGAACCAGTTGGACCAGTTGGTCCTGTTGGTCCAGTAGGGCCTGTATTTCCTGTTGTTCCTGTTGTACCTTGTACTCCATTAGGTCCTGTTGGACCTGTTGGCCCGGTTGGACCTGTATTACCTGTCGGGCCTTGTGATCCAGTTGAACCTGTATTTCCTGTTGTTCCTGTTGTTCCTTGACCTCCGGTTGCTCCTGTTCCACCCTGAGAACCTGTAGGTCCTGTTGGTCCAGTTGGACCTGTAGGCCCTGTAGGACCTGTAGTACCTTGAGATCCAGTTGGACCTGTTGGTCCGTTCGGGCCTGTTGGGCCGTTAGGACCTGTAGGTCCTGCTGGACCTGTAGTACCTTGTGGGCCGGGTAAACTATCTGCGTATGCTTTTACTGATTGTTGGGTTGGTATAAGTGTAGCACTATTAGAAGACATATTATCTTCATCTACAAAGCCTGTTATTGTAATCGTATCATCTGATAAAGAACCAAATGTTATAGTACCGCTACCGCTTATATCCCCAGAAGCTGATATATGTCCCGCTGGACCATCTATAAAAACTGTAGAACTACCAAATTGTGCTTTATTAGCAAATATTGTAGCACTTGAACTGATATCACCAGAAGCTGTTATTTCTCCATTAGCCCCATTTATAGTAACAGAAGGACCTGTCCCTGATGGGGAACCATTAATAAATTTTGCAGCAAAAATAGTACCCGAAGCGCTTATATGGCTAGATGCTGTTACTGGTCTGTTAAGGGATATACCTATATGATCAGAATTTGGAGGAGATCCTATTTCTAATATACCGTTTGATTCAAATAGGGTTGGTTTACTGCCTAGTGATGCAATTCCAAAACCGGAATTAGCATTATCTCCATGGGCCTGGAATTTATCTCCGAAAAAATTTGTATCTACACTACCGCTTATATTACCATTAGCTGTAATGTCATTTTTTGATGCTATATTACCACTAGCTGTAATACTACCATTTGTGGTAAGAGAATTTAAGTTAGCGTCCGAGCCACTAACAATAAGTTTTTTCCAGTTGGGCATATCTTTATTTTATTACGGTTGGTTACTAGAAATATTCTAGCCCACTTCCTTTACGGACCTATAATACAATGATAAATATTAAGATTTTTTCTTTCCTCGATTCTGTTTTTTAATAGTTTCGGGGTCACTTTGAATGGCTTTTTCTAAGGCATTTTGTTTTGAAAATTCTTCCTGTTTTATGTGATTTTCTATGGTTTGAATTTGACTTGCAACTTTATGTTGTAATAAAGCAATAAAAGAAGCATCAATACCACTAATAGGGATGTAGTCTAGAGACTTACGTAAAGCTTTAATCTCTCTTAGGGAGAGATCATCTATAGAGAATATTATCATAATTTCATATTTTTAGTTCTTAAATCTACAAAATGTTTTTGAAGTTTCAAAGTTAAATTATAAAGAATTTCTACATATTCTCCTTTAAATAAACCATTTTTTATAGTAACTAAGATAAATTCTAATTCTTTTTCTGAAAGTTCTATTTTTGTTGTTAAAAAATCAGAAGAGGAAGACTCTTTTTTTTGAGCCTTTCCCCCTAATTCTAAATTTCCTGCTTTAAATGACATAAACTTTTTTAATATTTTATAAAACAATTTTTTTTAATTTTTAAGAATAAATATAAATATCTGAATTATTAGCAACAAATATATTTCCTTTTTTATCATATCTAGCAGGTGCATCATCTGGATCGTCAGTTGAACCTTCTACTACAGCTGAAATAAATGCCTCTGGGGTATATGCTGTATCACTTGCGTCAAATGCTGATTTTAATCCCCAACGTGTTGTACCGGAATCAAATGCAAATAATTCACCTACTGCATTTGCAGCTTGTTGTATTACTATACCACCATCTCCTACACTAGTTGAACCAGAAGCCATTAGGATAAATCTATCTTTAATAGCTAATTCTTCATTATGTTGGAAAGAAGCTGTACCTTGTACTATTAAGTTTCCTGTTAAAATTTCATTACCCGTTACTGTTAAAGTAGTACCATCAAATGTAAGATTAGCTTCAGCATTCATTGCATCAGCACCTGTTGCTGTTACAACTCTGTTATTAACACCATTAGTTAAAAAATCAGATACATCTACCGAGATCGAATCTGCGGCAACATCAATACCAGTACCTGCACCAACTGCTAAAGCTGAACTATCACCTCCTGTTAAACCATTTCCCGCTATTGATGAAGAAATTTGTACTGGTGTAATCTTACCATCTGCTACTTTAATACCTCCTGAACCTACAGCAATTGTATCACCGTCAGCTTGAACAGCTACTTGGGCTGTTGAAGAACCATCATAAGTAAAATCAGCAATACCATTACCATCTGTTAAATCTGGTAAGTTAGTTGTACCTGTAAAAATACCAGTATAAGAACCACTAAATGAACCTGTAAATTGATTAGTACCTGCAATACCTAATGAAGAAGAGATTGCAGCTGAGTCGATACCACCATCTTTTATACTAATAGTTCTAGCAGCACTACCATTGTATGTTGTGCCTGAGTCTAATTGTAGAGATACATTATCAACTGTTAAATTATTTAAGTTACTACCTAAAGCTACACCTGAAATAGTATTATTTTGAATATTAGTACCATTAATTTGAGCTGAACCTGAAACTAGTCCAGAAGGGATACTTGCTAAAGAACTAAATGGATATCCAGTAGCATCTGATAAATTAAATGCTGGTGTAGAATCTGATGCTCCTAGATCTAATGATACTCCACCAAAACTAACAGAATCATTTGCTAATGAAGTATTAGGAATTGCGGATAATGTAAAAGTTGCTGTTCTTGTTCCTGCATTAGCACTAATTTTTAAACCTGCTCCCGAACCTGAAATAATGTTAAAGGATCCAGTTGTAGCATTTGCTAATATGTCTGTACCACCAAAAGATCCAGTAGAAAAACCGTTTGGTACTGATAAAGTTCCGGAGGTTAAGAATCCTGCATCATTTGCGAATTGCGATACACCAGATCCTGATATCGCGAGTTTTTTCCAAGTTGCCATTTATATAAATTTTTTTAAATTATTGTTTATTATACATATTATTAAGATGATACTCCTATCCAAAATGAATCAGAGTTGTATATAATACCCCCAGCTACTGCTGTGGGTCTAGAAGCATATTCTATTAGTTGTAAAACCCCTGCACTATTTACTTTTATACCTTGATCAGTATTAGCATTTTTTATTAAAAGCAAATCACTACTAGTAGTATCTCTTATCTCAAATCTAGAAGTACCAGCGGCTCCTCCTACTGCTAAATTAATTCCATTAAATTGTAATTGTGCTTCACCGTTAATAATTTCATTATTTCCAGTAGCAGTTAATACAAAATTATCAACATTATTAGAAATAGTTATCCCACTACTACCCCCCGTAGAAGAATAAGCTCCAACTTTTAATTGGTCTACAAATCTTACATTAGCCATTTTTTAACTTTTTAATTCTCTTCCTGCACTTATATCTTGTACATCGGAAACATTACCTTTTACTTCTCTTTTTATTCTTGTTCTACCATCTTTAAGTTTTCTTACATCTGGATCAAATATATCTGAATTTGATACTGTTTCCATTTGAATAATAATTTTAGATTTAGAATTATATTTTTTCATTGATAATAAATCTTTTTGGATTACGTCAGGGATAATATATCCTCTTAATCTTATATTAAAAGTTCCTGTTACTAATCTATCTTGTCCTGTTGTTAGTTCTGTAGCCGTAGTAAAACTATCTATAAATGCTCTAAATTTAAATCTTTCTGGGTCACCCCAATAAGAATCAGAAGCATATTCTACAGATTCAATTATCTTATTAAGTTGTTCCATATAATAAGTTTGAATAATGCAACTATAAGATAAAGTTACATAATCAGGTACAACTACTGTATGATATTGTTTAACTGGTGTTCTATTATTTAATACAGAAAAATTAGAATAAAAATTCTTTGGATTAAATTCTTTTTGAAAAATCCCATATAAATTAGGACTATTAGCATCTAATTTATTATATACTGTTCTATCTTTATCTATAGTATCTCTTTTTATTACTATAATAGGATACATTACTGCTCCACTCTTATCTCTATAGTATCCATCTTTTTGAAATGATTTCCACCTTTCAGGGGCACCATAAATTATAGGTACATTTCTTCTAATTCCATTTTGGTATACAAAGGGTTGGATAACATTCTTAAAATAAAAAAACACAGCTTCATCTAAATCCTTTATTCCTATAGAAAAAGGTTTTGAATTATCTCCTTTAAAACTTAATTTTTCAGACCTATTAAAATTAATACCTGTTTCATTTTCATTAGGGTTAATTTTATCATTAGGATTACCCCTAACAGCATCAAAGGGTTTTTGAAGATTTTTACTAATCTCTTTTTGAGTTTTTGGTATGGGTTTTCTATATTGTGCCATTAAAATCTTTCTTTATAAGGTGATATAGCTACTTTATCAGCAGGTATATAATAAGTATTACAAATTATTGATAAATTAGTACCAAATTCTTCTAATCCAGGATTAAGTGGATTTTCATTATTAGGATAACTTGGATTTTTACCTGTCCAATACTGGTTAGATATTGTACTTTCTACCCCATAGTATCTTTCTTGATACAAAATAATATCTCCAACTCCTGGGACTACTTCTGCATTTGGATTCCCATCTGGGTAACCTGGTCCAACACCTTTTAAATCGTCTCTTAAAAATGAAAAGCTAATACCCTGTTGGAAGCTTACTTCTTCGGATGATATAGGATATTGTTGATCCTGTCTATCAATCAAACAATTAAAAATAAAAGGTCCATTATAAAATTTTTCACCTGCTGCTTCTCCGTATAAATTAACTTTAGTTTCTTCTAGTTTAAATTGATAAAAAGAAGCTTGTTGGGTAATTATATTACCCATTAATTCTCTATTTAGGTTCCTAACTAGAGATACATCTCTTTCTCCACCAAACATTGCCATATTAACCTATATATATTGTATAAGGAACTTGTTGTAATTCCACTTGTTTAAATTCAGCTTCTTGTGCTCTTCTTTCTAGTAAAGATTTTCTAGATGTTTCATCAAGGTATGTTCTTAGTCTTTCTAGTAATGCTATTTTTTCTGTTGTTGCCGCTGCTAATAAATCTGATTGATTTAATGTTACATCAGCATTAGGGATAGGTATTGTACCATATTTTCCTCTTACATACCCCAACATTTCTTTAGCTAAAGCTAAAGTATATTCAAATATCCATTGACGTCCTACTGAATTGATTTGGGTGTAAGTAGGATTTTCGTATGGAGTATTAGATACATTAGTTACCTTGCTTGTAGTTTGTTGTATACTATTAGATATTCTTTCATCTCTTTTAATATATTCAAAAAATATACTACCATTTGATCTATCTGGGATAGGAAATATTTTTAATTTATTATTTTTAATTTCAAAACTGTAATTTGATCTACGAATAGTATCACTCATTTCAATTTGTTGGATTATAGCTAAATCATAATTAAGTGGCATCATTAAAAAGTTAATAGCTGGACTCATTCCTCCAAATCCAAAACTTTCCATCATATTCATTTGACCCATTCCTGTTCCTACATAAGGATCATAAAATTTAACTATTGCTGGTGGGGCTTGGTAAAAAACTTTTTTAATTTCAATTCCATAATCTCCATCTACTCCATTGTCACTAGCCCACTGTTTTAAATCGTAGTTCTGGTTGCTTGCTGTAACCGCTATAGACCCTGTATAGTATGGTACATTTCCTCCAGTACCCGCTTCAACACCGTATTGTTCCGTTAATCGGACAATAGATTCAAAATTAGGGGTTATAATAGCATTATTTAAATCGGCACTAGTAGAAGCACCTTCTAAAGATAGTTGATTATCTCTAATTTTATAAGCATATAATTCATTTCCATAAGTAGTTACTGCTTCTTCAAAGGCAGCATAAAAACTAATTTCTTGTAATTCTACATCAACTATTGGATACCCTAATCTACGGGCACAAAAAATTGCTACCTTATCTGCATCTTCTCTAAATTGAATATCTGTATCATAGAACCCAAAAGGTGTTTCTCCTATATCAAATGATGAACTACCAGGCCAAATAGGTATGTTTGCCATATCTTATTTTTATTATAAATATGAAAAAAAACCTAATTACTATTTTTTAATCACTAAATATCCGGAATTACCTGATGGAGTACTACCTGAAATCCAAACTTGTCCTACTGCTGATGGTTCTGATGTAGGTAGGTTTGCTAGTATAACACTATTATTAGTTCCTGTAGAACCTGTAGAGAAGAAATTATTTACAAAAGTAGTTTCTCCTGCACTAGAGGTTATTTCACAACCTAATATAAAACTATAACCATGAGTTAGTTTATTACAAATACCTCCTAAAATAGATGAATGTCTTACTCCGGAACCTGTGATTACATTTCTTTGTCCACCTAAAATTGAATTACCTACTCTATCTGTAGCAGTATCTATTGTATTTTCTAAACCACCACCTATACTTGATCGTGTTGAACCCTTAATAAAGTTATTACAACCACCTAAAATAGAAGAATCAGATGATATACTACCTGTATTTCTACACCCTCCTCCTATGAATATAGCTCCACTACCAGTTATACAATTAAAATTACCTCCTGCTATAGAGTGTCCATTTCCTCCTATTATACAATTTCCACCACCACCTCCGATAGAAGCATTTAAAGATCCAGTAATGTGTACACAATTTCCACCTGCTATTGTATTAGTTGTAAGGGTTACGGAATTATGACATATAGAATTGCACTTACCACCACCTATGGTTGATGCACCTCCACCACCGTGAATTTGGTTACCACGTCCACCTCCTACAAATGAACAAGGAGAACAAACTTCATTACCTACACCTCCTACTATAGCAGCACAGTTACAAGATACTAAATTTAAACATCCACCTCCAAGGAAACTAAAACAGTGATTTAAACAATTATCTTTTCCACTTACTATAGCTGAACACTCACCAGAAATAGAAACTTGGTTATTACACCCACCTATAATTACACTAGTTGTACCCCCAGCATGGTTTCCTCTACCACCACCTATAAACGAATAACTTCTTGATACACAGTTGTCATATCCGCCTACTAATGTCCCAGCAAAAGCTCCTTGTACACAGTTATCATATCCTCCTCCTATAAATGCACAGGAGGCACCATTTAATTTGTTTTCTCTACCACCTCCAATAAAACTATTTGTACCAGTATTAAAAATAGTATTTAAACAACCACCTCCAATATAACTTAAATCCATTGAAGCAGTATTTTGATTACCTCCTCCTATAGTAGTAAAGTTTCCTGTATTTTGAAATGAACCAGTGGTTGGAATAATATTATCTGAAGTAGAACCACTAGTATATGGTTGGTGTAAATTACCACTGTCGGCTGATCCAGTATCAACTGTAAGGTTAAATGTATTACCATTACCTTGTGTAAAAGTTAAGACATTACCAGAAACAGAACCTGTGGTCATAAAAGAACCTGTGTTGATAGAACCGCTTCCTCCACCTGCTACTGTTACACTTTCAGTTGTACCATCGCCTTGATGGAATGTAATTGTATTTGATACTACAGAGGATGAAATATAGAACGAACCTGTATTTAAAGTTATCCAATTAATTCCTACACCTGTTGATGAAAGTAATTGAGTAGATGTACCTAGGTCTGCACTTGAATCTCTTAAACCACCGCTTATAAAAATATTATTTACGTGAGTTGTACAATCATAGCTTGAAGTTAAGCATGATCCTATAATATAAGCATCATCGTGAGACATACTATTATGTTGTCCCCCTAAAATTGTACTATAGCAACTAGAACCACTAATAAGACTACAAAAACTATTATAAATGGAACCATATTTATTGCTACAATTTTGATTATGACTTCCTCCTATAATAGTCTGATGGCTTTGCTGATCCCATGTACCACCACTAAATCTATCACTTACGTTTAAATTACAATATCCTCCTATTATATTACTTAACTTTGAACCAGAAGTACAATTATACATCCCTCCTACCATTAAATCATGGCTAGGTCGGTCTCCAACTAAATCACTCCAATATGTACCTACCATTGTATTTCTCCATCCATTTCTGGCCTCAATCAAGTTCATAGTTCCTCCAAATACTGCATTGTCACTACCTCCTATACAATCTAAAGTGTAACCATTTGGGTGATTTAAGCAATGGAGAAATCCACTATTTAAGTTATTTATAGTATATCCTCTTATACAGGTCCACTCTGCTCCTATTATCCTAGCTGAATGAGAATCACATATCTTATTTAATGTCCCTCCATAAACATCTGAACCAACAGATCTATATACATCAGCTCTACTATTAAATACAGTATTGCCTATTCCACCACACATCCTTACATTTTCGCCAAAATTAATTCTATTACTTTTATTTGTAGCATTTGTAGAGTTTGAATACGTATTAGTTACATCAAATACCTGGGTATTTGTTGGGTATAGAGTTCTAATTTTACTTTGCACAGAATTTAAAATCATGCTTCCATCTGCATTACTACCACTACCTGGGTATGTATTGAGAGAAGAAATACAAGAATTAAAACTATTACCTATCATTACATTACCACCTGCAGTACCTTTTATTTTAGATTGTATACTATCTAATACTCTATTATAGGCATTTGTTGAACCAGGTTCAAAACTATCATTGTTCTGTTCCGATAGTACTATACAATTACTATAACCTCTAATGCAATTTCCCCTATTATTAAACCTATGTCCTGGTGTCCATGTGCTAGGGAAATTAGTACAACCTTGTAATATAGCAGATCCCGTAAAAGTGGTGGTTTGAATTTTATTAAAATATCCCTCTATAAAGGAATTATAAGAATTGCGAAGAGTATTTCCAAATCCCATAATTGTTGAACCTACACTAGATGTTATTTTATTACTTAATGCACCATATATAGAATTTAGCCCTGTACTACCTGATGAAAATACAGTCTCTGTACCCGATATAACTAAAGGGTATTGATGATTAGGGGTGGGTTCCTGACTATTATCACCAATATAACTTCTCCAACTATTATGTATTTGATTACTAGCCCCAAAACCAATAATAGAATAATCTTGGCGTTGGGATATAACATTAGAAGTACCTCCACCTATAGTAGCCATGCAACTTCCTGTAATATGATTAAAACGTCCACCACCTATAAAACTACAGCTACTACCAGTTGGAATTGAAGATCGCACAGATGAGGTTATACTATTTTTACACCCTCCTGCTATAGTAGAAAATTCACCATGAGCAATATTAGAACCCGAAATTGGTTTTATAGAGGCTTCTGGAATATCATATTGGTATGGTGCACCGGGTACTACAACATGTCCTTCATCATTTAAACTTAATGATACTTGTTCAGATCCACTTACAAAAATTATGGAACTAGAAGATACATATAATCTATCCCAAGGTTTTTCAGCACTACCTAATTCCGAGCCTGATGCCTTAGGTAATAAACTACCAGATATAGTTAAAGAACCACTTATTTCATGTGATCCTGTTAAAAATCTAAAATTGCCATCTGCTTCTTCTATTGTTAATGAAGAACCTTTTATATCTCTAAATGTTAATCCCATTGTTTATGTTTTTAAGTTGTTTGGAATGGTATTGATCCATTTTTAAATCCTATTTCATCAAATGATCCCGTAGTGAGTATTTGTTCACTATCAAATTGCTGTGTAACAAAAGTAAATGGATACTTACTAGTAAAATAATATTCGCTAACAGATGAAGTAAAATCATTATTCATTGTATTAGCACCACCTGTACCATCATTAGATAATTGAATTTTTGGGGAATCAAATACTTCTTCTAAAAATATAATTGCGGATCCTGTATGGTAAAAATTTCTTGCCTCATTAGGTCCTGAATCTGATGCTGTGTATATATAATGACCAGAAGAAGTCATTTGATTAAATATTTCTTCACTCAATCCTGAAGAGGAAGTATCTTTTGTAAATGAATCTAAGCTAAAATATGGCATATTCCTATTGTTTTATTATAAATATTCAAAAAAATTATTTTTATCTTAAGATAATGATCCCGATCTCCATCCTCCTCCTACATAGGCATAGATAAAGTGATTACTTCCTGATGCAGCAAATCTAAATGTTCCTTCTGTAGCAGCCGAACCTGTAAAATCAAAAGGTAATGATGAAGTTGGGGCTACTAAAGTACCTGAAATGCTTTCAACTGTTAAAGATCCGCTTATTTCATGTGAACCCGTAAAGTGTCTAAAGTTAGCATCTACTTCATTATTAGTTAGAGCTGATCCTTTTATGTTTCTAAATGTTAATCCCATTTTTTTATTTATTAATTATTTTTTATGATGATCCTACAAAAATATCTAATTGTATATTAGCAGTATCTGCTTTAGCTTTTATTACATCTATAGTAGTAAATGATGAAAAATACTGTTCATCTAAATACCCTACTTGTACATAATCCTGTGAATTATTACTATCAAAACTAGCATTAGCAAACATCATAGATTTTCCAGGATCCAATTTAAATAATGCATTATCCAAATCAGTTTTTATTAAATAAAGAGTACAAAAATTAGTAGAATCTATATTTGTAATTCTTATATATTTTACTGCATCTCTAACAAAGGAACCTGCTGTTTGTTTTTCTTCTGAATCTACAAATCTTAAAATTTCAATCCCAGTTTCTTCAAATGTTGTGGCTATAGTATCAACTCTATGAGTAATTTGGTTAACATCCGTAATAATTTTATTATTAAAGGTATTAACTTTATTTCGATTTGGTAATGTAATAGATTCCTGGATCGAGATATTTAAATCCGCCATAATTATGTTTTATTTATAAATATTAGACTAGTTCTTACTATTATAAATATATGAACCTGAAGTAGTAATACTTGCTCCCTTATCAATAGCTTCATTATAATAATCTAATAAATCTTCAACAATTTCATTTCTATGATTAGTTACTAATGTAATTGCTTCTAAATTTTTAATTTTTCTAGCTGCTGTGTATAGGAATTTAAAACCAGAATCTGCTTTCTTTTTTAAATCAGTTTGATAGGCATCACCACATATCATCATTTTACTTCTTAAACCAATACGGGAAGTAATCATTTCCATTTGTTCATGGGTAACATTTTGAGCTTCATCAACTATAATCATTGAATCCATAAATGTTCTACCTCTCATAAATGATACAGGTACAATTTCTATTTTACCATCATTAACTAATTTTTCAATTTTAACTTTATCATATAAAGCAAAGAAATTTTGATAAATAGGTTGAACCCAGGGATCCATCTTTTCTCTTAAGTCACCAGGTAAAAATCCTATTTCTTCTTTTGATACAGTAGGTCTGGTTATTATGATTTTATCATATTGTCTTCGTAATAGACCATCTAGGGCAACATTACATGCAAGTAATGTTTTTCCACTACCTGCACCCCCTCCCAAGAGGGTAATTGTATTTTCCAGGATGTGTTTTTTAGCGTCTTTTTGTTCATCATTAAGTTGAAGTTTGAACTTAATTGGGTTTTTAGGAATTCTCTTAGGACGATAAACATCGTCCGTATGGGGTTTACTTGCCATAAATTCTTGAAATTAGGGATTACACGTTGATTGAATAAAACCATTGTAAATACGTTAAAATACATTAAAATTTTAATATAGCTATATAATGAGATAAATATAGTTTTAATATAACGCATTTTATTATACATATTAAAAACATAAAAAAACCCGGCATAAAGCCGGGTTAATTTATTAAGTATTAGTTAAGCTCTAATTATAGAGTATCTAATCCTTTACACTTAATCAATCCATAAAATTCTGGTCTAACCATCTTCTTAGCATATCTAGTCAAGAGACCTTTACGTGGAGTAAATGTTTCTGGATCATATACTAATGGAGTCATGATTAATGGAATATATGGAGCGAATACAGCACCAGCTTCTAAGAACTGAGATCCTCTAAATCCTAATAGGATTTGATTTTCTGTCATGTATGGGTTCTTATAAACTTTTTGTCTGCTATTTAAAGCACCAACTTTCTGTACACCAAATGCGTAAGTTGATTTAGCAGTATCGCCATCTGAATCAGCAGCAAATCCTGGAATGCTTTCTAGGACTGTACCAATAGTTGGAGAACATACTAAGAAATTAGCACCACCTCTAAGAGTTTTCTGGTGAATAATATTACTTAGTTTTTGGATTTTAGTTCCTAATGTTTGGAACCACTGTCCTTGGCTATTGTAGAAACCTAAGTCAGATACAACACCGTTAGAACCGTTGTCTACAACAGACTGGTTATTAACAGCTGACCATACTTCTGTTCCAGCAGCAGCTGAATCAATCAACATATCTAAGATTTCTAAGTCAATTTCTAATGAAATGTACTCACTTAAGATTGAAGTTAATTCTGCTTCAGCATCTAGAGCATGATAAGCGTTAAGATCTTGAGCGAACTCAGGTGTCCAAACTGCTTTCAATTTTCTAGTTTTAGCAACGATAGCAGATGATTTCATCTGTACGTTAATTTCTGGAATTTTAATAGGTGTGTTTTGGTCATTCAAAGTATTATTTTGATCTTCAAAATCACCTCTTGAACTATCAATTGGTTGTAATTGATAAGTTACATTTAATCCAGCAAGAACTGAACCTGCATATGATGCAGCTGTTTTACCTACACCAAGACCAAATTTAGATCCTGTTACAACAAAAGAAATGTTAGTACCATCATATTTAGTAAATCTAGCGTCAGCAATATTGTCATTTACAGATCCTGAATCTAGTACGAATGCTCTTACACCTTCTAAATCGGCATTATCTAAGCCAGAAGCTGGTACTTTAATTGTGATAAATTGACCATCAGCAACACTAGCTGAAACAGATGAATCATAATTAACATCTGATAATACAGTAGAGGCTGAAGTAGCACTTTCTACAGATGCAGTATTGTTAATAGAATAGCTGAAACGTCCAGCACCATAAAGTCCTCCTGAATCCGTATTACCGAATGGAGCATTTCCACCTTCAGCACCATATAATGAATCGCCAATTGCTCTTGTTCCTTTTTTAGTTCCATATTGGAAATCTAAATAAAATACAAGGCCAGAAGGTAAATTCATTGGTTGTACTGATACAAATTCTTGAGCTGCGATCTGTCCGAATACTTTACGTACTAACGGAAGAGCTACACCAGCCCATTGTTCACCTGTATTCACAGCCGTTTGGCTAGAAAAGGAACCACCTGCCGTGCCTCCACCAGTTGAACTTTGTTCTACTACAAGTTGTTTAGCTTGGTTTTCAAGGATAATACCCATATTATTTTTATGGGAACCTCCTAAACCTTCTAACAAACCTGTTTTTTCCCACTTTTCAGATAGTCTAGCGGCATCGCTTTGTACTGAGTGATATGGGTTTGCACTTTCTAATAAAGTTTGTAAACTCATGTTTTTAAGTTTTTTTTAAATTAATTTTAGTTTTTAATAATTCCAGCTAATTTTTGCATACGCGCAAATGCAGCGTTTTCAACAATTGGCTGTTTTGCCTTTGGAACAACTCCTATAGCTTTAGAAGCACTACCTTTTACTTCATTAATTGATGGTTTTGTTATCCTAGATAAAATTCCTTCATTTAATGTTTCAAAAATTACTTTAGCTTCTTTTACAGTAGCAGCTTTATCAAAAGCTTTTAACACTTTAACTTTTTTGTCTTCCGACAAGTTCTTTGATTTAAAGATTTTATTAGTGTAAAGTAGTTTAGCATTTAAAAGATTAACTTCCTGAAGTTCTTTTTTAAGTTCTTCAACTTCGGTTAATATTTCAGATACTTCTTCTTCATTAATGGCGTAAGCAGCAGTTGATTTTCCTACCTTTTTAGGGTCTCTTTCACCTACAGCTTTGTTACGAGTTGGGTTGTTTTTTTCATTAAAACTTACCTCGTCCATTTCTTCTAATTTTTCTTCTTTTTCCATCATAGGTTCTACTTCATCTTCCACTTCGATATCCATATCCATTTCTGATTCTTCATCATCCATTTCCATTTCTTCTCCAGCTTCCAATTCACCAGCTTCTACCATGTCTTTAATTACATCTTCGATAAAGGATTTAAGATCATCTTCAGTCATATCTTCTAAATCAATTTCTTCTTCTTCCATTTCGCCTTCGATTTCTTCTTCGGCTACTTCTTCAGATTCTTCAACTTCTTTAGAGTCCATTTCTTCAGATACTTCTTCTTCAGATTCTTTTTCAGTTACTGCTTCTGATTCATTAACTTCTTCAGTTTCAGTTACTTCTTTTGATTCTTCAACTTCTTTATCAAGTTCTGCAAGTAATTCGTCAAGGTTGATTTCTTCTTCAACCTTTGTTTCTTCTTCAGTTACATCTACTTCCTCTTTTTTTATCTTATTATCTTTTTTAGATTTTATGGAGTCCATTTCTTCTTTTTTAATATCGTCTTCATCATACGTTTTACCGTATCCTTCGTCAATATCTTCTTCAGAATCTTCCATTTCTTCTAATTTAGCAGATAACATAGATTTCAAATGAGGAGTAAATGCTTCTTCCAAAGCAAGTTTAGCATTTGCTATAGCTGTTTCTTTTACTGCTTTAGCATCAGCAATTGCTTCTTTGAGCAAATCTCTGTTGTTTGACATAATCGCAAAATTTAAATTTGTGAAATACGGTTATTAGAAACCGTAATAGGGATTTATTTTTAATTCACGCTATATAAGGGATAGCGTATTACGGTTATACGTATATGAGTATTTTAGAAAATTAACAAACAGGACAAGAACCTTTAGAACAAAGAATTTCTCGTATTATGTTATTTATATTTGTATAATCGTAAGTAAATGTTTGTTTTCCTTCATTTATAGTACGCATAAAAGAACCTGGGTTTGAAGGGGTTGAGACAAAATCCCAACATAGTAATTCAAAGTCATCTTGTACTTCCATTACACCTCCTCTATCTTCTAAAGAACCCATTCCTCTAGATGATACACCTACAGTGACACCATTTTTTATTAATTCTTTTAATATATTACCTGAAGGGGTAGGTAAGATTTCTATTTTACCTACTACATTGTCTTTATCCCAAAAATATTCTGTTATTAAATGAGATACATTTTGTAAGTTTATAACTGAAGATTCTGGGTGGTCTAATTCCCCCATTGAACGTCTTTCTTTAATAAGTTCATTATACTTATCCATTTCACGTTGCCATAATTCTTTAGAATAATATCTACCATTACCATTTTTTACTTCAGCAGAAGCTAAAATTCCTTCAACCATTAAATTGCCCGTTTCTTTATTAACATTTTCAGTCAATGTAATAGGGTTATAATTTAAAGTGTGTGTTTCTATTAATAGCTTTTTGTTCATATTATACTTCTTCAGTAGTTTCTACCTCATCTACCATTTCTTTTTTAGCATATTTAGTACCACAAGACTTTTCGTAAATTCTTTCCATTTTGGCTTTCTTTCTTTCCAAATCTTTGATTTCTCTCTGCATTTGTTTCATTTTTGTCTTGTCAATTAATTCGCTAAGATTTTCATCTTCATTAATTGAAGCAACTCTATCTACTTTTTCTTGGATATATTCGTGTAAATAATCTAGTTGAGCTTCTAACTTAACAGCTTCTGCTTCTTTACCAATTTCAGCTAATTTAGTATCAATTGATTCTTTTTTAGATTTTTTAGCTTTTTTCTTTTCGATTTTTTCACCTTTAGCTACACCAGCACCAAATGCCATTTCTTCACCTTTATCTTTTTTATCTACACCTTTAGCACCTTTATCATCACGTTGAAATTCATCATAGCTCTCTTCAACTTCTTCTTCAGCTACCATTTGATTAATAACTGCCCCTTGTTGTGAAGCTATAGAATTAGGATGTCCTGAAGTAATAACTCCTCCCATTAATGATTCTTTTACTACTTCTTTTATTTTATCAGAATACCCACTAGCAGCATATTTGCCAGATACTTCTCCTGATTTTTGTTCAGTATATCCTAAACCTTCAACTCCAAAAGCAGCATTTTTTATATAATATTGACCATCCTTAGCTAAATTTTTAGAAACCATTTCTTTAATTTCTTCCATGGATTTATCAGGATTATTTTTAGATTCAAAATAAACACCATTTAGTACTTCTTGACCGATTTGGTTATCTAAATTTTTAGTATCTTTATAATCATAATTATGATCTTCTATTTCTTCTACAGATTTAGCTACTTTTTTAGAATCTACTTTTACAGCTTCATCTTCTTTTTCTCTTTTATTTTCTTCAGCTAAAAATTCAGAAAATTTAGTTTCATAATCTGCTTTAGGTGTAGATTCTAAATTACTAATTGGTTGTAAATCTACATATCCTAAATTTTCATTTACTGATTTAAATATTTCGTTTGATTTTTTCATAATTTATTTTTCTAATAATGTTTCAATATCTTTAAAATAATCGCCAATTAAATCAGTTCCTATAAATACCCCAAAACTTTCTGGGGTTTCTCTATAATATTTTATAGTATTAATTTTGCCTTGACGCAATAATTTTTTTACATTTTCTAGTTTAAACTCAAGTTTGTCAAACGCTTCAATTCTTTCTTTTTGAAATATTTCGGCCTTATCTTCTTGTTCTTTTATATTATGGTTATACATATTAAAAAAGCTTTTTAACTTCAAGCCCCGACCCTTTTTGTACATATGTACCATCTTTTGTTTTGGGAACTAGTTTGTATTTAAATTGTTTTACATATGCATTATCTTTAACTCCATCTTCTGTTGCCTTAGGTCCTGGACCTAATGTTGCGCCTACATCTTCTTTTGCTAAAGTATATCCTAATGCCTTATATGCTTTATCATTAGATTTTTGTCCTTTTTTTCTAAAAGCATAGGGAGTTTGATAAGCTCCAGCTCCACCAGAAGTAGATATTTCATCAACTTCCCCTTCCATAGTCATTCTTTTATATTCGTCTGGGTATTCATTACGAAGGTGTTTTCTAATTTTATTTCTTAATAATCTAGCTTCTTCGTATATTTTTCTAAATTCTTCGTCTGATTTAGTTTTTGTATAAACTCCTTTAGCTGTTGAGACTAATTCTTCAACATCATCATTTAATTTATCAAATGCGGGTAAATCAACTACTTTCCAACCTACTTGACCCGTTTCACTATCAACGGAATTAACTACAAATTTAGTATCTCCATCTTTAGAATAAGATATATCACCAACTTTGTAGCCACCTTGTTTAGCTAAATTGGGGGATGGTGCTTCTTTAAGTTTATACTTGTACTTCATTTGCTACTTTAATTTCTTTTACTAGTTCGTAATATTGTAACAAATCAACTAAGTTATCATTATTAACTTTAGATGTTTTAGATAATTCAACTAGATATTTAGCTACTTCTGTAATTTTAATTTGTGTAGCCTTATCTTTAATATTTTTAGCTTGTTCGTTTAAAGTAGTCTTTAATTCATTTATTTTATCATTATAGAAATTTCTTAAACCTGGAGCAGAATCTACTGAGTTTATGAATTCTTTAAGTACTTGTTTTTGCTTATTAGATAAATTATCATATTTACTATTAAACTTTTCTAAAAGTACTTTATAAGTAAGAATTCTTAAATCTTTATCATAAGTTTGAAATTCTTTAAGAACATCATCTTTTACTTCTTTAGTATTAATTTCGTGCTTAGTTAAATATTCTAAAATAGTTATTTTATTATCTATAACTTGATTAATGTTAGTATTAATATCTACATTATGGCTTTCAATTAAAGTATATAATGCAGCTAATTCTTTATAACTTTTAATTTTAGCACCAAAAAAAACATCTAAATTATAATGTTTTTTAATCTCATTAATTAAGTTGTATTTTTGTTTTTTTAATGAAGCGCGATTAAACCCTTTAGAAGATTCAAGTATAGTGCTAATTATTATATTAGCTTTTCCTTCATTTAAAACCTTAGATTTTAATATCGATTCGTATAATTTATACTCGCGACCTAAAGAAGTTTTTACGAAATATTCTTTAAGTATATTAATAGCTGGAGAATCCCCACCTTTTAATGTATCTGCAGTGATTTGACGCACCAATAGTTCAAACAGTATACCTGTATTTTTGTACTTTGAATGTTTAATTTTCATCAAAAAATATATTTAGTTATAAATATGTAAAAAATATTATTTCTTCAATTGGTTTTCATCTAATAATGATGAATCATCTTTATCATGTTCGAATACTAATTGTTTTTTATTCATATTTTTAAACATATCTTTATTTTTAAGATAAGTTGTTTGGGCCTGTTCAAGTTTTAAACCAGATTTATTTGTATCCGTTCTACTATCCCTTGAATCATTTTTATCAGTATCTTTCATACGTTTTGTTCCTAATGGGTCTTTTCCAAAGTTACTATCTTGTTTCCCATGATTAGAAATACTATCTTTAGGACGACCCAAATCAGAATCTTTATCATATCCATCAGGTACACTTCCGGGGTCAGAATACATTCTTCCTTTACCATATAATGAGGCCAAATCATGAGGAGTACCATATGATTTACCTGTTTCAACAGGATCATTTCCTTCTGATTCTATTTGTGCTAATCTGAATTTACGTTTAGCATCCTCACGCATTAAATCTCTATATTCATCAAATTGATCTTCTGATAAATGGAAAATATTATCATAAATCCAATCTGAAGGGAGTAAACCTTCATTTTTTAATGTAGTAGCTAATTCAGTTTTAGATTTCATTAACTCAATTTTTTCTTGTTCAAATATGATAGATGGAGTTTGCATTGATAACTCAAAGTTTACTAATGCTTCATCTCTATATCCTTGGGCATATAAATGAACAAGTGCAATTTTATTAAGCTCAGAAACCATAATACGTTGTAAACGTTCAATAGTACGAGCAAATCTAATATCTTCAGCAGCTAATGTAGCTTTACCTTCTATATTTTCATCGTACCCTAAAAAGGCTTTTGGTACTTTAAGGGCGGCAAATAATTTATCTCTTAAATATTCAACATCTTGAATACCGTCATAATCTAAACCTTTAGTAGTATCAATTCTAGTTGTTGCATCGTTACCCCTAACTGGGATGTAAAAATCCTCCATCATATTTTGCATATTATACTTCAAATTGTACTCTCCAGTCTTTTGGTCTATATGAGGGGTACGTTTCATATTTGTAATAGTTTTCTGCATAAATGCATCTATTTCATTTGGAGGAATAGAACCTACATTCATATAAAAAATACGTTTTTCAGGTGCACGGGAAATCCTGTGGATTAACATTGCATCTTCCATTAATGTATATTGTTTAAATAATTTCCTAGCTGGTTCAATATATGAACGACCATAAGGTAAGTAATTAACATCACCAATTAGTCTAAAGTGAGCCATTTCATAATTTTCAAAATATATCCCAGGTGAATTATCATTTCCAGCACCTGGTACATTGTACATCCCACTATTAGAATTAACTAAACCATCAGGAGAATATCTATAACGAATTTCTGCTGGGTTTTCAACATTAAATCCTTCTTGTCTTTCAATATGATATGCAGTGTAAGGGATAACATTATATACACCAAATTTTTCTGATATTTCTAATTTTAGGAAAAAATCACCATATTTAGACATTTGACGTACCCATGACCACATATTAAATTCTATATTTAATACATCATAAAATAAATTGTAAAGTATTTTTTGTATATCTTCATTAGATGATCTAATAGATAATACTTCACCCATATCATTTTTAAGAGTCGATTCATCAGCTATAATATCTAAGGCAGAAGCAATAATCGCATCTGTATCCATTACATCATATTCTGAATATAATTGTGGTCTTAAATATTGATAGTTAAAATTAAATTGTGACCCATAAAGTGAAGTAGGGCTTGTTGAAAAAATTCTATTATATCTATCTATAAGTGAATTAGTTTGTAATTCACCACTAGATTGAATTGTATTACTGTCAATTACTTTAATTTGGTTTCCACCTGTATTACGAATAATTACATCTGTTGAAAATAATCTTTGTAATCTACTAAATAAGCCTTTGTCTGCCATTGTGTGTATTATTGTTATAAATATTATTTAAGAAGCCAACTAATGTCTTCTTTTCCTCCCTCTGTGTTTATATGGTAGGGATTATCATTACCACTTGAAAAATGCCCGCCTTGATATGCTGTTCTATTTACAGTTATATTATTTAATGCATTTCGGGTTGCATCTAAACCTCTTTGTCTTAATTTTAATGCCGTATCTCTAATATACATAGCAATACCAAATGACATAACTAAATCATCATTATAGCCACCTTGGGCTTCTGCTCTTCCATTACGCCAAATAAATACTTTCATTTCCTCTATCAATCTTTTAGATTGTATTGTTACTCCCTTATCACCTATATATTCTTGAAATTTACCTATAACCATAGGACGTGTTCTAGATGACATTGTAAAACCAGCTACCATTTTAGAGTGGTCTTGATATTTATCAAAATACGAACTAGCATTTGGGGAGTCACTCCGTTGTGAATAGTAAAGATTAGGGTAATTTCTATCTATCGCTACTTGTATAGTTGCCCACCCTATATTAGCATTTTCTATTACTAACATAGCCTCATTATATTCAGTAGCTAAACCAACTAATAAATGTCCATATTCTTTTGTACCAATTTGGCCCTTATATTCGGCTACTTGTACATTATTTGCTACATCTATTACGTGACATGCAGAATAATCTTTTCCATCACCCCGGGATACATCGGCTACTACAATATAATCTCTTGTATAGTCGGGGGATTCCCAAACCCATAAATTTTGATCTGCACCTCTTTTTTCTAATGGGTCTTTAATATAAGTTTTTTCATAAAAATCTATATATTCAGAATAAAATACAATATCACCTGAGGTACTAAAATCACAATCGCACTCTTGTGCCGCCATTCTAGGGTCACCTAATAATTCATCTTGTCTATCTCTCCATATTTGGTCTCTTTCAGGATGAACAAACCAAGGTAATTTAATTGGTAAAAAATCATTTTCAGATGATTCTGCTCTAGTCCATGTTTGATGAAACCAATTACCAGTACCATAAGGTGTACTTAAAGCAATACAACCACCACCCGTTGCTAGAGTTTGTTGTGCTGAAGCCCAAATTTCTCCAATATTATCAATAAATGCTGCCTCATCAATTAATAGTAAAGATACTGCTTCTGATCTACCTGCATCACTTGAAGCTGAAGTAGCTTTAATTTGTGATCCATTTGATAATCGAAGATTTAATTTATTATTTTCAGCTGCTGTGATTTTAAGCCATGAAGGTAAATTTTCATACATGAATTTTACCTTTGTTACCATGTTTTTAGCTGTTTCTTGTTTAGTTGCTATACAAAGAATATTTTTATCTTTATAAAATGTCATCATCCATAAAGAATAACCAGCTGAAAGGGTAGATAAACCTAATTGTCTAGATTTTAATACTATAGAATAAGGATTATCCCTAAATAGCTTTAGTACTTTTTCTTGAAATGGAAATAAATTAAATTGTATGCGCCCCCTTTGTGGGTGTTGTATATAACAATATTTACGCATAAAATGTACTGGGTCTTTAGCACATTTTAAATATTCTTGGCGTATTACTTTTTTAAGATTAGACATATTATTTTACTAAAAGTATAGCACCTATTACAGCTACTATTCCTGCTCCAGCAGTTAATTTATTTTTTACTTTTTGTTTTTGTAAATCTATTTCTAATTTTTTAGATAATTCTTGGGATATTGATAGTTGATTAGATTTAGTAGATAAAATAGAGTTAAAATTATTAATTTTTAATTCAAAATTAGAAATAATACTATCTTTTAAAACAACTTTTTGTTCTAATATTTTAACTTTATCAGTAGTAAGAACTAATTCTTCTTTAGCTCCATCACCCGTAATTAAATCTTTAATTACTAATTTTACTATTGGTTTTTTTAATTGAATCGAAGTACTGTCTGTAACGTTCTGTGAAAAACCTTTCAAGCTCATTATCATTAAAGCTATCAACAGCATCAACCTTGGTATTAATTTCATATCTTAAGTTGTTTATTCTGTTATCTTTAAGATCAAGTTGTTGATCTAATTTAGTTATTTGATTATTTAATGTGTCAATTTTAAAAGTCAATTCATCATTTTCACTATGTAACGAATCAACTTTTTGCTCTAATGCTTCTATTTTAGAATTATATTCTTCTATATATTCTTGCTTATCATTTAAAAAACTAAAGACTAGAATACAAGCACATACAATTACAAATAAGTGGTAATTCTTTTTTAACCATTTATACATAATAATTTTATTTATCTATAATACTTTCTAACTCTTTTTTTAATTTAGTTTTAGATTTTAATTTACTTAATATAAGTTCTTTATCTTCACCTTCTGCTTTAGAATACTTTTTAGCTAATGATTTCATCTCACGAGTTAATAAAGCTAATTCTTCAGCTGCTTTAGCTAGACTTTTATTTTTTTTAATTTCAACATCAGATGGTTCTTTATCTTCATCTTCTTCTAAACTTGCTAATTCATCCTTAAGATCTTTTACAGCAGCAGTAACGTCTTTAACGTCTTCTACTGATGGGATATCCGCTTCAAGTAATGATATAATTTCTTCTTTAATAAAGGATGCTAACTGTGATTTTTTCATTATAATAAGGGTTTTGTTATAAATATATTAAAGCCCTGTAATATTCAATATTTGTTGAATACGTTCATCTGTAGACCCAGATATTTTTTCTAATTTACCTGCTTTATGACCATGTCTTTTAATTAAAGTTGTAATAGTAAAATCAATTAAATCTCTATAATGTTCATCTGTTTCTCTAACTCCATTATCTTCAATATCTATTCCATAAGGAGATATATAAAAAATATAATCATATTCTCTAATAAATTCACTAGCATAGGTTTCAAATGATTCTTTATCCTGATGGTTTATAGATTTAGCATTTAAAGTAAATGCCATAACATCAATTACAGTTCTATCTGTAATAACATCTGTTTGTATTAATTCAGCACAACGTTCAGCTAAAAATATAGTTTGACCTTTTAATGTTGAATCAGTGTTTAATGGGATACCTTGTTCCATTAAAAACTTAGAACGTTCTGTTCTAAATATATAATCTTTAAATTGCTTTGTTTCTTTTAAAGCATTTACTAATGTAGTTTTACCTACACTCATTGTACCACATAAACCTATTTTCATATCTTAATTTCTATAATCTGATAGTTGATTTTTCATTGATTGGTTTTTATAAAATGGAATGCCCTCTCTTTGACGTCTTATTTCTTTCCATTCTTCTGTTGTTTTTTGTATACCATATAAATAATATTCTGATTTTTTTTCATTCCCCTCTGGAATTAAAGCTGGTCCATCCCAATTATGTAATTTGCCGTCCCATACATAAGCTATAGTCCCGTCTGCTTTTTTTAATTTTCTTGATTTTGGATATGTTTGTCCTGTTTCTATTCCCATAATATTATTATTTATTGTAAATATACGAAATTTATACGCGTTATCCTAATTTTTTAATATATGTTCTGCAACATAAGTCCCTTGTGCACCACTTACCGTTATACCTCTAGCTGATAAAGCATCGCCTACGAAGTGTACGTTAGGGTACTTAGTGAGTGCTAAATTGGTATAATCGACAAGTGGCTCAGGTGAAAGATATTTTACTTCAGGTACATAAATACCCCAATCGTCTTTTAATGTTGGAAAAACTTTTTTCATGTCTTCAATAAAATCTAATACATACCAAAAATATGGTTGCATAGTTTTAGTTATTTCATGTAATGTATCTACTTTAACTGCTGACACATTTGCACCTTCAGATGTAGTTGATGGTTCACGAGTTGGACTATAATATAACCCTGTACCATCTTTTTGTAATTTATTTACTACATCTCTAGACCATTCAAATGGTTTATCAATACCTTGAACTTCCATTAGAATACCAAAATTGGTCATATCGTTTCTAAATGATTCGTCTTTTTTAGCATGTCCATTATATGAATGATCACCATATGTTTCTTCTACAGCTACATAAGCTGCATTGTTATTAGTACAAAAGGAACGAAGTGATA